CCAGCAATCTCAAATAAATCAAACAGATGCTCAAACGGCATTATTACGTCAAGAAGTAATGCAACGTGAAAAACTCAACCCAATAGAGGTTGATCAAAAAAAACTTAATTATGATACTGCTGAATTAATTTTGCCTTATTATGTAACTGAAGCTGCTCAAAAAAATGCACAAGATAAAATCAATCTTATAATTGATGATGCTACTAAAGACCTTCAAATATTAAAACGTCTTCAAGAAGTTGATATAAATGATAATCTCTTATTAAATCAAAGATTAGACTCTATTGCTAAACAAGTAGGTATTGATACTTCAATCTTAAACCAGATATCTAAACAACTCGAAGTTAATCTTCAATCGGCTACTGTAACTGACAGATACAATATTACGCATAATAATGCGTTACTAACTGCGCTTGCAATTAAATCTAAAGCTATCGCTAATGCCACGGCTGGTATTAAACAAGACTCGGCTATGGCGGACGCTATGATGGATTTGCAAAACGCAGAATTTTATAAAAAATTAGGTGTATCTGAAAGTGGTGCCCGATTATTGTTGAATCTATTTCAAACTGGTCTATCTGGTGTTAATGTATTACGTCCTAATGGACCTACTGGTAATACTCAAAAATATATAAATCAAGGTCTTAATCAATAGTGAAAGGGGGTGACTCTATGGCTCGCTATCGTCGCGGTCGAAAAAACCGCAAGCGGATTATCCGCTACACTGGTTCTCGAGGCGGTATTCGTCTCTAAAACAACACTCAGGGGGTTACTACCCCCTGAGTACTTTAGGAAGGCTCATGAACTGTACAAAGCCCTACTATACTGGATGCTTCTATGTACCGTGTGGACAATGTTTAAATTGTCGTATTCAAAAATCACGGGAATGGTCGGTAAGATTAATGCATGAATTAAATTCATGGGAAACTGCATCCTTTATTACTCTTACTTATAATGATAAATATCTTCCTATAAAAGATGAAAAATCGCAGCTTGTAAAAGCTGATTTACAAAATTTTTTTAAACGGCTTCGCCGTGACCTGGATAAAGAAAAACGAAAACTTAAATATCTCGCTTGTGGCGAGTATGGAAAAACTAATACTAAACGTCCTCACTATCATGCAATTGTCTTTGGTATTCATCCTATTAATGATCAGGAATTAATTTTATCTAATTGGAAATTAGGTGATGATGCTCAACAAGTCTGTGGTACTGTTACTTATGATTCTTGTCGTTATGTATGTGATTATGTATTAAAAAATAAAACCGGCAAAGAAGCCGGATTATTATATGAAGGTCGTGAAAAGCCTTTTAGGCTTATTTCTAATGGTCTTGGTTTAGACTTTATAAAAAACAATGAAAAACAATTTATGGATAATATGTATATGATTGCTCGTGGATCAAAAATGGGCTTGCCCCGTTATTACAAAGACAAGCTTGGTCTTGATCGGTCTTGTTTTGTAGAAAATGCTCTTGATAAAAAGGAGGTCGAAAATAAACGATACGAAGGTTGGGAAATTGCTGCATATGTAAAAGATATCGCCCGACGTAATGAACAGCGCGATAAAAACTTACGTAGTAAGTTAGCCTGTCATGAAAAAGAAGGACTGTGAGGATAATATGGTTCAAATTTATACTATTAGAGATGTAATTGCAGAATTAGTAGCACCACCTTTTATGGCCCGTAATAGAGGTCAAGCAATAAGGCAATATCATCATATGTTCAGTCAGGCACCTTTAATTAAACCTGATGATTATGTTTTACTTCACGTTGCTGATATGAATGAGGAAACTGGTGAAATGCAACTTATTATTCCTGTTCAAGTTGTTCCGACTAATTATATGCCAAGGGATGGTGAATCATGAAAGGTGGTCATTCTTCTACTCGAGCTTTTACACATGTTGAGTCTAATAGACCTGGGCGTTCTATCTTTGATCTTTCACATCGCAAATTAGTGTCTTGCGACTTCGGTCAATTGATACCAGTCTGTTGTGAGGAAATGGTACCGGGCGATGTATTCAAAATCGCTCAACAGATGTTGATACGTATGCAACCTCTGGTCGCTCCAATTATGCATGAGGTAAATGCTTATGTTCATTGGTTCTTTGTACCGACCCGGCTATTATGGCCAAAACCTGATTATGCCCATCCTGGTCAATTCGCTGACGAGGGGCAATGGGAACAATTCATTACCGGGGGTCCCCTCGGAGATGACGACTCCTCGATACCCCTCTGGTCCGCAAGTGCCGTTACTGGTATTGCTAATTCTCTTTGGGATTACTTTGGCTTTCCTCTTGGCATTGCGATCCCAGTCAATTCTTTGCCAATGGCGTTCCCAAAACGGGCCTACAACCTTGTCTTCAACGAATACTACCGAGACGAAACTTTAATTGATCCTGTTGATCTCGATGGTAACAATGTTCTTTATCGCGCTTGGGAGAAGGATTATTTTACCTCGGCTTTACTCTCTCAGCAACGTGGTACTGCTCCTGCTCTTCCGGTTACGATAACCGGATCCGCTCAATGGGATCCCGATGATTTCTTATATTCTTCTTCTGGTGTAAACGTAAATGTTGCTACCGGATCCGCTCAACCTCAAGTTATGGTTAATTCTTCTGATGGACGTGATAATTTCCGAACTTTTATGAACGGAAATACACTCGATGCTGATGCTGTTACTTTCGATGTTTCTGATTTGCGTCTTGCTTTCCAACTCCAAAAATTTATGGAGCGGAATAACCGTGCTGGTGCTCGTTACATCGAATCTATCTTAGCTCACTTTGGTGTTGCTCCTCGTGATGATCGTCTACAACGTCCTGAATACATCGGTGGTGTTAAGACACCAGTTATTGTCTCGGAAGTGCTCCAAACGTCTTCTACGGCTACTCAGCCTACTCCGCAAGGCAATATGTCTGGTCATGGTATTTCTGTGGATTCTTCTTATGTCGGTAATTATGCCGCTAAGGAATTCGGTTATTGCATCGGCATTCTCTCTATCATGCCTCGTTCGTCTTATCAGCAAGGCATTAATCGTCAATGGTTGCGGCGTACTCGCTATGACTTTCCTTGGCCCGAATTTGCTCATCTGTCCGAACAAGGTATCGAAAATATCGAAATCTTTGCCACGGCTAATGATGCTACTAATCATCAACTGTTCGGTTATCAAGGTCGGTTTGATGAATTACGCTACAAACCCTCTATCGTTACTAGTGATTTTCGTGAAACCTTCGATTATTGGCATCTTGGCCGTAAATTTGCGACAGCTCCCGAACTTAATGAAGCATTTATTTCAATGTCTGCTGCCGAAAATACGGAGCTCAAACGCATCTTCGCTGTTCAGGACGATCATGGCTTTATGGTAAGCCTCGGAAATATTATCGAGGCTGTACGACCTATACCGGTAATGCCTATACCGGGTTATATTGATCACTGAGAGGTAAATCATGGAAGCAGCAATGTATCGTACCGGAAAATACGTAAAACAGCTCTGTAAGGGCTATAGCCCTGATGATACTCGTCTGGTCGAGGTCGCTGGTTATCGCTCTACACAAGCTATGGTCACTGAGTTTATTCAAGCTGGTGCAAAGCTCGTCTCAGCTCGCCAGGAATATTATGACTGGCCTTCTGGGGTAACTCCACCTAGTGATGCAAGCCCGGTACGTACCCGGGCAAAAAATTATGATATGGCAGACTTTTCAAAGGATGCCAGAACTCTTGCCGATCGCATAAAGTTCCAAAAGGAACAACGCGAGATAGGCAAAAAATCTCAACAAGAGTTGAGTGAAAAACAGGCTGAGGACGAAAAAAAGTCTAAAGACTAACAAAAAAGGGCCCCCGAAAAGGGGGCCCAGCCATATACTTACCTTGGTATTAATATGGCTAAGTGACACCGAAACGGGGGAACGAAAAAAAATGGCTGAAATACAATGGTCTTCCGGAAATTCTGGTTCTGGTGATTCGGGAACTACCTTGGGAATGGTAGGCGGACTAATGTCTGGTGCTACCTCTGCCTTTTCTAACGTCGCAGGCGTCGTACAAGGCATAAAAAACTATGAGGCCCAAGACAACAATCAAGCTTATTTAAGAGCCTTACAAGGTTATATGTGGGATCGAGAAGACAATGCTGTGGCTCGAAGGGTTGCTGACCTTCGTCGTGCTGGTCTTTCTCCTACTCTTGCTGCCGGTTCTGCGGCTCAAGCTGGTCCTGTTGTCTCAACTCAAGCACCTCAATTGAATATGGGAAATATGGGAAACCCTGTAAAAGAGGGTATGGGTGCTACTGCTACTATTATGGCTTTAAAAGCCCAGCAATCTCAAATAAATCAAACAGATGCTCAAACGGCATTATTACGTCAAGAAGTAATGCAACGTGAAAAACTCAACCCAATAGAGGTTGATCAAAAAAAACTTAATTATGATACTGCT